CTGCCAAACTTGGTCTGAGGGGAGATGCGTTGGCATTTGCCGCTGACCTCTTGCCTATTGAGTATCGTCGATTGACACAACTGGACGCTGCTGCGGCCACAGCGGAGGCTAAGGGTCGTGCGGACAGCGAAGTGGAAGCGGCTACCGTGCTGCGAGGAGCGGCTCTGGAAGGCGATAGCAAGGCTGCTCTCGCGCTCCTTACCCATTTGCACGGGTGGGTGGCCAAGACGCAGGTACAGGTCGATATCAAGTCGCAGATCAGCATTATCGCTGCCCTGCAAGAAGCGGAGTCTCGCGTCATCGAGGGCAGAGTACTGTCGGATGCGGGGGCTGCATTGACCGACGGTTCTCGGGACAATGCGATTGCATTAACGCACTCCTTGCCAAACTCCAAACTGGAACGTCATTCCGAATATGCAGACGCCGATCTATAGCCCTGACGATGAGCAGTTGCTTATGTCCAAGGTCTGGTCACCCCAGATCAAGGACGACCCAGAAGCCTTTGTGTTGATGGTTTTCCCTTGGGGAAAGGTCGGAACCCCGCTAGAACACTTCAAGGGGCCGAGGAAATGGCAGCGTGGGGTGCTGCGGCATATCGCCTCCCACATTGCCAAAAACAAGCAGACGACCGCCTACGAAGTCCTGCGCATGGCTACAGCCTCGGGACGCGGTATCGGTAAGTCCGCTCTCGTCTCTTGGCTCATCCTGTGGATGCTTTCTACCCGGATAGGCTCTACGACCATCGTTTCGGCAAACTCCGAAGCCCAGCTGCGCTCGGTCACATGGGCAGAAATCACAAAGTGGCTGGCCCTTTTGATGAATTCGCATTGGTTTGAGGTGTCTGCCACCCGCGTGATGCCCGCCAAGTGGCTTGCCGAACTCGTCGAACGCGATCTGAAAGTCGGTACCCGCTATTGGGCCGTCGAAGGACGCCTCTGGAGTGAGGAAAACCCCGATTCCTACGCTGGTGTCCACAACCAGGCGGGCGTGATGGTCATTTTCGACGAAGCATCAGGTATTCCTGACGCTATCTGGTCGGTTACTTCGGGATTTTTTACAGAAAACACCCCGAATCGCTTCTGGTGCGCGTTTTCCAACCCCCGGCGCAATGCGGGCTACTTTTTCGAGGCTTTCCATGCCAAAAGAGCGTTCTGGTTCACGCAAAACATCGACGCCCGCGAAGTCGAGGACACCGACAAAGCGGTCTACGAACAAATCATCGCCGAATACGGCCCCGACTCCACCCAAGCCAAGGTCGAAGTCTACGGACACTTCCCCACAGATGACGGCGATCAATTCATCTCGCCCCACGTGGTCGAACACGCCATGTCCACCCCCAAATACAAGGATGAAACCGCTCCCCGAGTCATCGGCGTCGATCCCGCCCGCTCTGGAGCCGACTCGACGGTTATCGTGGTTCGCCAAGGTCGGGATTTGGTGGCGATTCGTCGCTATCAGGGCGAGGATACAATGGCTACTGTGGGTCGCGTTATTGACGCCATCGAAGAGTTCCAACCGACGCTGGTGGTCTTAGACGAAGGCGGCCTTGGATACGGCATCCTTGACCGCTTGAAAGAGCAGCGGTATAAGGTCGTTCGGGGCGTCAATTTCGGTTGGAAGTCAAAAACCCCGCAGATGTATGCGAATAAACGCGCAGAACTCTGGGGTTCTATGCGTGAGTGGCTGCAAACCGCTTCTATCCCGCAAGACCGCCAACTGAAATCAGACCTGATCGGGCCTAACCAGAAACCCAATTCGTCGGGGTCGATTCAGTTGGAAAGCAAAAAGGACATGAAATCACGCGGATTGGCCTCTCCAGACGCCGCAGACGCTCTGGCGTGTACTTTCGCCTATCCGGTGGCCCATCGGGAGGCCCGCGTTAAAGACCGCCGTGTGAGCGTCTACGACGGCCCTAACGGCCTTCACAATTCATGGTTGGGAGCCTGATATGCCCCTCGTAAAGTCCGCGTCCAAGGCTGCTTTCCGCAAAAACGTCAAGGCCGAGGTCAAATCCGGCAAGCCGACAAAGCAAGCCGTGGCGATTGCGTATTCCGTTCAGCGTAAGGCCAAGCGCAAGTAATGGACAACGGCATGAAGGGGGTGGTCGCCAATACCCCATCCAAGCGCAAGTCGGCTGACCTCTTGGCCGCGATGCGTAAGCGTTTTGAGGTCTCCATCAGCGCCTACAGCGACTCCCGCGACAGCGAACTTGACGACCTCAAGTTCATGGCAGGATCGCCCGATAACCGTTTCCAATGGCCGCAGGAAGTGCTGGCGACCCGTGGGGCAGTCCAAGGGCAGACGATGAACGCCCGCCCCTGCCTGACCATCAACAAACTTCCCCAGCACGTTCGGCAGGTCACCAACGACCAACGTCAGAACCGCCCCGCCGGTAAAGTTATCCCCGTTGACGACAAGGCAGACCTAGAGGTTGCCGAGATTTTCGACGGCATGGTGCGGCATATCGAGTACATCTCGGACGCCGATGTCGCCTACGACACCGCCTGTGACAATCAGGTCACCTTTGGGGAAGGCTACGTCCGGATTCTCACGGAATACTGCGACGACGACACGTTTGACCAAGACATCCGCATTTGCCGGGTGCGTAACTCGTTTTCGGTCTACCTAGACCCGCATATCCAAGACCCCTGCGGCGCTGACGCCGAGTGGTGTTTTATCACCGAGGATATGCCCAAAGACGAATTTGAGCGCAGTTTTCCAGACGCCGAGCCGATTTCGTCCATTGAGTCCCGTGGGACGGGCGACGGCGAAATGTCGCAATGGATTCAGGAAGAATCCGTCCGCGTGGCAGAATACTTCTACGCCCACTACGAAAAGGCCAAGCTGCACCTCTATCCGGGTAACGTCACCGCCTTTGCGGGGAGTCCCGAAGCGCAGCAGATGGAGATGATGGGCCTCAAGCCCGTCCGCACCCGCGACGTTGATGTCCGCAAGATCAAGTGGATCAAGACCAACGGCTACGAAGTGCTGGAAGAAGCCGACTGGCCGGGTAAGTGGATTCCCGTCGTCCGCGTCGTCGGTAACGAGTTTGAGATCGAAGGCCGGATTTTCCTTTCCGGCCTTGTCCGCAACGCCAAAGACGCACAGCGGATGTACAACTACTGGGTGTCGCAGGAAGCAGAAATGCTCGCCCTCGCCCCTAAAGCTCCGTTTATCGGCTATGGCGGTCAGTTTGAGGGCTACGAACACCAATGGAAAACCGCCAATACGACCAACTGGCCGTATCTGGAGGTCAACCCCGACGTTAGCGACGGGCAGGGCGGGGTACTCCCGCTCCCGCAGCGCGCACAGCCGCCGCTCCCCCAGACGGGTCTTATTCAGGCCAAGTTGGGCGCGTCGGACGACATCAAGGCAACAACGGGTCAATACGATTCCAGTCTCGGCGCCACGTCTAACGAGCGCTCTGGACGGGCTATCCTGGCGCGTGAACGGCAGGGCGATACCGGTACTTACCACTTCGTTGATAACTATGGCCGCGCTATCCGCTACGTCACGCGTCAACTCGTTGACCTGATCCCGAAGATTTACGACACGCAACGGATTGCGCGTATCGTCGGGATGGACGGCAAGACCAAAACGGTCAAGATCGACCCCACACAGCCGGAGCCTGTTCGCAAGATTCAGGACGAAAACGGCATCGTGCTGGAGAAAATCTACAACCCGTCCGTGGGTAAATACGATGTGGCCGTCACCACCGGCCCGTCGTACTACACCAAGCGGCAGGAAGCCATGGCGGCGATGGGCGAGATTCTTCAGGCTAACCCGGAACTCTGGGCTGTGGCCGGAGACCTGTTCGTCAAGAACATGGACTGGCCCGGTGCGCAGGAGATTGCCGAACGCCTCGCCAAGACCATCGACCCCAAACTCTTGGAGGACAGCGACGACTCGCCCGCCCTTCAAGCCGCGCAGCAGCAGATTCAAGCGATGGCGGCAGAGATGGAGCAGATGTTCAAAATGCTCCAGAACTTCAAGCAGTCCATCGAAGTGCGCGATGTCGAGGTCAAGGAGGCCATGGCGCGCATTGCGGCGTTCAAGGCCGAGACCGACCGCCTCAAAACGATGGAGCCGAGCCTGAACGAACAGCAAGTTCAGGATATCGTCGCGGGCACACTTGCAAGTATGATGTCAAGCGGCGAGATGGTTCCGGTTCCACGTGAAACCGACATGGGGGTAGAAATGCCCCCGATGGGTGGAGAAATGCAATGAAGGCGGCAGACTTTGTAGGTCATCTGTTCCTGGCGCGGGATGTCACCCATTCCGTGCATCTCAACACCCGTTCCTACGCCAAACACAAGGCGCTCAACGAGTTCTACGACGGTGTCGTGGACTTGGCCGATTCCTTTGCCGAAGCCTATCAGGGCCGTCACGGGCTGATCGGGCCGATTTCGCTCCAGTCTGCCAAAAAGACCGGCAACGTCATTGAGTTTCTGACCGACTCCCTCGCGGAGATTGAGGCCAACCGCTACAAGGTCTGCGAAGAAAAAGATTCTGCGATACAGAACATCATTGACGAAGTGGTGGGATTGTATCTTTCCACGCTTTACAAGTTGAAGTTCCTCGCATGAAGTACACAGGCGCACCAGAACGAGCCGTCATTGCCTACGAGGACGCCTTCGGCAACCCCGTTGACGTGAGTTCCGCGAACGCCCTGCCTGTTACAGGCGGTGGTGGCGGCGGCGGTGGGAGCCTGTCGGACACCGTATTCGTAGACTCCACGGGGCAGTTGTTCGTTTACCGCGATACGGGGTCGGGTACGCCGAACGCCTACGCGATTCCTGCTTGGACGCTGTACACCCCGGTTGGGACAGTTTCAAGCGCATCTGCTGGTAACGCCGCAGCAAGCGCCACAGGCGCGGGTGTACCGGGGTCTGCCGACTACATCGGATTCAACTCGGGCGGCAACCTCGTCGGTGTCAGTTCATCCAACCCGCTGCCGGTAGACATCGGCGCAGTCGGGACGCTGGAAGTCACCGACGCAAATGCAGAACTGCTGCTGATGCGCATTCTGAATTATTTGAACGCCCCGCAAGGCTACGACAAGTCGCTACAGGCGCTGCGTATCACCGGCACGTTGCCGACTGTCACGACGGTAGGCACGGTCACGACTGTGACGACCGTAACGACCTGCTCAACGGTCACCAACCTTTCCACCATTGACACGCTGCAAGGTCGCATACAAGTCCTTGGGCAGAACCTTGCCGCATGGTCGTCAGTCGTACGTGCGCGCATTACTTGAGGTAGCACATGGCAAACACGTTCAAAAAGGTCATTGATCGTTTGATGTGGGCGCAGGTCGCCCCGTCTCCCAACGCCCACGCGGCGGGATCGTGCATGGCGGTCGATATGCGCAACAACACGACGCGCAATCCTTTCGTCTACAACCTCGTGTCAGGTACGGTGCTGAACCGCTACAACATCGTCACCAAGGGTTGGAACTTTGTGCAGTCGCCCGCTCTGGCGGGTACGTTCGGCGCGGGTGCAGCGACAGCGTTTGCCCCGTCCCGTGCGCTCGTCGGAACGATTGCAGCCGGTGCGACCACGACTTCGGTGGTGCTGTCTACGGCGCTCCCGACGGCAGTCGGCGTCAATATGCTTGCCAACCGTGGCGGCTCCGGTGACCTTGGGTTCCGCATCCGCATCGTTGATACGACGGCGGGCAAGACCGAGCAGCGGTGGATTACGGGAAACAGTTCTGGCACGACGCCGACTATTCAAGTGGATACCGCGTTTTCGTTCACTCCGGCTACGGGCGCAACCTACGAGATTCTGTCGGGCCGCGTGTATATGCTGGGTGCCGGTACGACGGCGGCGAACATCTGGCGGTCGTTTGAAGTCGGCACCAACACGCTTTCCACCGGCCTTTCGACGACCAACCTTCCGGCGACTATCGGCACGGACTCGTCCATCAACGTGTTGGACGAACTCTACGTCCCGTACACGAACAAACCCGGTGAGGGACTTGTTCTCGGCGCGTACACCTACGACAGCGGCACCTCGCTCAAGGCGTTGACGGCCACGGCTTCTGGTGCGTCTACCCTGACGGGTCAGGCCACGCTAGGCGATGCCGTGGTAGCGGCAAACGAATACAGAAACTTTCAGATTCGTGTTGTCGAGGACACGACGACTCCGGGTTCTGTTGGCCAGCGGCGCATCATTGCCTCGCACACGGCAGGGCCGTCGCCGGTTTACACCCTCGGCACCGCTTGGACGACGCAGCCCTCGTCCTCGGCCAAGTACGTCATCGAAAACCCGAACCTGATCTTGGTGCGTTCGTCTGCGACGACCACGGTCTACACATACAACTACTCTGGCGCGACGGTCAACAACGGCACCAACACCATTAACAACGATGCGTGGTCTACGACCTACTTCGGCGCGGCTCCTGCCGCCAACGCCTCGGGTGGTATGTGGATGCCGTCGTTCGGCATCGTGCCGGACACAGCGCGTAATGCCCGCCACTCGTTTCAGTACTTCTGGCGCGGTGGCGCGGCGACGCTTGACGTACTGGACATCGCGGCAAGCATTACCGGCACTTGGGCTGGCGCAATCGTTTACGACGGCTCCACGACGCTGACGGTCGGCACGACGGGGTGTTATTCGCCGTTCGCGCAAGAAGGCCGATTCTTCTACATCAACGTCTACACCGCATCGGCTATCAGCCAGATTTGGCGTTTTGACGTAGAGAATCGCGTTTTGTCCCCGTTCACGCCGACGGACTTTTTGCAGTCCGGCACGGCGACGCTGGGGCAGCGCATGGCGGCGTACGCGGCGATTGACGGAACCGACACCTACGATGTCGTGCTGCTCCAGTCGCATTTGTCCACCGTCTCACAAGAGCTGATAGCCCTCGTATGACCATCCCTGAACTCATTGCCGTAGCGCGAGCGCGACTCGGGTATCTCACGCAGCAGCGCGAAACTGCAATGCGTTTGGGCGATGCCGAACAGATTGCGCGAATTGACGCTGAATTGTCCGTTACCGAAGAAACGCTTACCAAGTTGCTGCAAATCGCGTAAGGAGTCCGTATGTCCAAAACCATCACAACCCGCTTGGGGTATCAGCAGATCACCTCGCTGAATGCATCCACGGCGCTGACTGTCCCGACCGTTGACGCTAACGGCATTTCCTGCCGCCCCACGTTCGCGGTCATCATCCCGCAGACCCAATCGGTGCGGTGGCGCGACGACGGCGTAGCCCCTACCGCCTCGGCGGGAATGCCCCTCGCGGCGGGTGTCACGCTTCAGTACGACGGCGACCTGACGCAGATTCGGTTCATCGAAACCGTGGCGGGCGCTGCGCTTAACGTTACCTACTACGCCTGAGGCCGTCATGGACATCACCAATCCTTCCGGAAACATCGACTACCTTGGGTACTTCACCAAGCAGTTGCCCCGCGACCTCGCGGCTCTCGCGCAGTTGCGGGACGAACTGGAAAAGCGCCAGGGCGCCATGAGTGCCGTAGAGGACGCCAACCGGCTGCGCGTTGAAGCGCAGAAGATCAAGGCCGACGCGGAAGCCGAAGCCAAAAAGCAGCTCGACGAATCCACGAAGCAGTTGAAGGAAGCTCACAACCACCACGTTGAACTTGCCAAGCGCGAAGCCAGTCTTGCCAACAAGATCGGCGTGTTTGACAAGGACTACAACGAGCGGTCTACGCAGTTGGACAACCGCGCCAAGGACATCCAGCGTCAGGAAAAGGCGTTGCAGGATCGTGAGACGCGCTTGTTGGCCGACACCGATGCGCTGCTTGCCGCCAAGGCCAAGTTGGAAGAAGATCGCGCCGCCCTTGACGAGCGTGTCAAAGCGTTCCAGATGAAGGTTGCCGCGCTGACCGCGTGAGGTAAGTATGGCTAATCTTGAAGTCCTTGCCCTAGATACGTCCGTACCGCAGATACGCGCCCCCGGCGTAGGCGACGGCTATTCCGTCCCACGGAACATGACGATGGAGTCAGGGACTACGCTGTCTGTGCAGACGCTTAACGCGCCGACGCAGACGGCCTCAAGTGTGATGCTGACCGATGCGTCCAAGAACCTCACGACGGTTCCTGTCCTGACCGTTCCTAACGGCGGCACAGGCGCATCTACGGTCACCGGCATCCTTAAGGGCAATGGGGCGTTGGCGTTCTCTGCCGCGACCGCAGGGACGGATTACGTCGCTCCCGGCACGGCAACCACGTTCACGGCCACGCAGACGTTCAACGGGACTTCCTCCACGCTTGGGGCAGTCCTGACCGACGCCGCAGAAACGGTGACGGTATCGGCTACCGCAGCGACCGGAACGATTGCCTACGATGTCACCACGCAGTCGGTACTGTTCTACACGACCAACGCTTCGGCTAACTGGACGGTCAATTTCCGTGGGTCTGCCGGTACGTCGCTCAACACGCTTCTTGCCACGGGACAGGCCATTACGGTCGCTTTCCTTGTGACGAATGGCGCCACGCCCTACTACAACACGACGGTGCAGGTAGACGGCACGACCTCTGGCGTTACGACGCGGTGGCAGGGCGGCACAGCCCCGTCCTCGGGCAACGCCTCAAGCGTCGATGTGTACTCGTATACGATCATCAAGACGGCAGCAGCGACGTTCTCGGTGTTTGCCGCGCAGACCAGGTTTGCCTAATGCCGCTGCTCGGGACACGGGGCGCTGCATCAGCTAGAGGGTTTGGCCTGTTTGGCCCTATCCCCGGCGACCCGTTCTTCTCGTCTACGACGCTGCTCTTGCCCGGTAACGGCACGAACGGAGCGCAGAACAACACGTTCCTAGACTCGTCCACGAATGCCTTCAGCATCACCCGCAACGGCAACACGACGCAGGGTACGTTCTCACCGTTCCCCCCTGCCTCTGGGACTGCGTACAGCGCAGCCGCCAACGGCGGGAGTGGGTATTTCGATGGGAGTGGGGATTATTTAAGCATTGCTGATAACGCTGCGCTTGACCTTGGGACTGGGGATTTCACCATTGAAGGCTGGGTTTATTTTTCAACAGCCGGGGTTGACGGCGATGGATTGATCTCAAAAAGAGATGACCCTACTTTTACTAGTGGGGCTTGGCGTATTGCGTGGGACGCCACTAATCAAAAAATCAACATGAATTGCGCGGCAGAAACTACTACAAGGGCTACGCCCGTAGTTTCTCTTTCCACATGGATTCATTTTGCATTTGTGCGTTCTGGGACGACCTTGAGCTGTTATGCAAGCGGAACTCGTGGAGACCAAGATGCCTCTTGGGGGCATGACCTAAATAACACTTACTCTCTTTTGATAGGCGCAAATGTTACCGGCTCCAATTTGTTAACTGGCTATTTGTCCAATGTGCGCATTGTGAAAGGAACTGCGGTTTATTCTGGCGCGACCTACACCGTCCCGACCGCGCCCCTCACCGCTATCACCAACACCTCGCTCCTGCTCAACTTTACCAACGCAGGTGTCCTTGACGCGACTGCCAAGAACGACCTAGAGACCGTAGGCAATGCGCAGATCAGCACGGCACAGAGCAAGTTCGGCGGGTCGTCCATTGCGTTCGATGGGACGGGGGATTACTTGACCGCGCCAGATAGTGACGCTTGGTCGTTTGGAACTGGAAATTTTACTGTTGAAGGATGGGTTTACCCTGCGGCATCTCCTAACCAGCCAATCATCGTTGGGCAATGGAGCGGGTCTGGTGGATCAACTACGCTGTCTTGGGTTTTGCTTTTAAGCAACGACGGAAACAGGAATTTGCGATTTGCAACATCATCGGATGGCGCAAGCGTATTATTTGATTTGGTTTCTTCGTCACCGCTTACGTTAAATGCATGGAGTCACGTTGCGGTTGTAAGGAATGGCAACACGTTTCAGTTGTACTTAAATGGCACGGCGGCAACAGGCGGGTCAACTACTAGTTCCAGTTCGCTGTTCAATGCAAATAATGCTTTGTCTGTTGGCTCAAGCAGCGCGGGAACACAACCATTTAACGGCTACATCGACGACCTCCGCATTACCAAAGGCGTTGCCCGCTACACCGCTAACTTCACCGCGCCGACTGCGGCGTTCCCGCTTTATTGAGGCGATATGCTGTACAGCAAACTTGGCTCATACCCCAAGACCGAGACAGACGGCACCGAAGGCTGGGTGGAAGTGCCTGACGCTCCCGAAGTGCCGTGGGGCAAGGAACTTGCGTGGCTGAACAACGAGTGGGTTATCCGCGACCCGAAGCCGCTTGACCGCCCCGGCTATCAATGGAATTGGGCGCATGACGGATTGGCGTGGATCGAATGCGAGAACCCGCAGGAAGGGGTTGTTCAAAAGCCTGTAGTCCCTGTCGTCACCGCGTCGTCGGTTACTTTCCCAAGCGTATCTTTTGTGGCACCGTCCATCGTGTCGCTGCCGAAGGAGTAAATCATGGTTGTGTGGAACGTCACAAAACTAATCGTTGCGCCCGACTTTGATGGGAAAGCCGACGTTGTGGCATACGTTCAATGGAAGGCTGCGGCAGGTGGCAACGTCAAGTACGGCACCGTGGGGCTGACCGCGCCCGGAGAGTCGTTTGTCCCGTATGCAAAACTGACCGAGCAGATGGCATTGGAATGGGTCTGGAACGCAGTCAACAAGGCCGAAGTTGAGGCTGAACTCACCTCACCCGCCGCGCCCCTTGAAAACCGAACCGAGGCCATGCCTCTCCCGTGGGGTTAATTATGGCAACCAAGAAGATTTCGCAACTTGCCCCCGCTTCTCTCCCGCTGACGGGCAGCGAGCTTGTGCCGGTCGTACAGAACGGCGATACCGTGAAGGCGACCGTGGGCGCGTTCCCTGGCCCTTACATCAACATCACGGCTTATGGCGCGGTAGGCGACGGCGTAACGGACAACACTACCGCTATCAACAACGCCTTGGCTGCGGCAAAGACTAGTAACGCAATTGTTACCGTCCCCGTAGGCACGTTCGCCGTGGCGGGCAAACTCATCGTGGATAGCGGCGTTCGCGGGCTGATCGGCCTTGGCGGGGCGCTCAAGTACACGACCAGCACGGCCATGATTTTGCTGCGCGGCAAGCAGAGCGGCGCTGTGGCAAACGTGTTCGATTTCACGATGCAGGACTTGTACATTGACGCCAACAACCAAGACATCAGCACCCCCAACGGGTCGTTTGCCGTCTTGATTGGCGAAAACGTGCAGCGATGCTCGTTTATCAACAACGTCATTTACAACGTCAATTGGGCGCTTGGAAAGGGCGGCATCTACCTGCGGACGTATCTCGCGGGTACGGCGTTTACGATCTACAACCGGATCATTGGGAACGTCATAACGGGCGAGAACATCGCTACTTTGGTAAACCCGGAAAACGGCCCGTGCATTGCCATTGATGTACTCAACTCGCAGTTAAACATTTCGCCCTACGCTGACCCTACGGCGTACTGGAAGGCAACGTTTACAGCCGCGACGGCAACGTACTACGCGCAATGGAACACCATTGCCGACAACATTTTGCACGGCGGCTATTACGCCATTTCCATGCCCGCTGCGCAGTACACGACCGTCACCGGAAACATCATGCGAAACAACATTCGCGGCGTTTCTATGCAGCATTGCGCCAAGTTCAACAACATCAGCGATAACGTCGTTCTGCAAAACATTTCCACGGCAGTCGGCATTGCCTACGGCTCGACCGACAATCTGGTCGCCAACAACAATATGCAGTCCACCGTCTGCAACGGCGAGGCATTTATCGAAGCCTACCTCGGCTCCAAAAACAATTCGTTCATTGGGAACCAGATGAAGGCGACAAGTCTCGCCCCCCGGTTCTTTGCCTATTGCGGCATCCAGAGCGACGACTGCGCCTTTATCAACAACGTCATGTCGGGCGAGGCGGCTCGCGCCAGTATCGGCGTGGAGTCGGCATGGAACAGCACGACCACCAATCCCGCGTCCTACGCCTACGCGCTCCCGGCGGCAGCAGTAGACGGTTTTGCAGGGTCGGGCATGACCCGCATCCGCGTTGACGGCAACGTCATTACCAACAGCGCAGCCGTACCCGCCATTTTCACCTATCAGGTCAGCGACGGAGCGGGGACGTATTCCCTGACGGAATGCTCCATCGTCAACAACGTTGTGACCAACAACAACCCCAACTATCAGCTTGAAATGGCTGAATGGACTTCAGGGCAGAGCAACGGCCATGTGCTGATGGGGAACTCGTTCTACCCCACCGAGGACGGGCCAGGGTTTTACTCGTGGACGCGAGGCCGAGAGATGTTTCGGGTTGTGTCGGGAAACTCCCCGATCAACAACAACATTTCCATTTACATCTACCCAAGTGGTGACACAACTCCAAACGTGGCCTACAACGACTATGTGTCGCTGGCCGCTTACGCTACGTCTACGACCGTCACGAACTTCACAGGCGGGCAGGAAGGGCAGGTCATTACCGTTCGCCTCTCCTCTAGTGTCACGATTCAGAACAACGCCAATATTGTCCTCAAGGGAGGCGTCAACATTACCGGCGTGACCTCCAACGACTACGTGAAGTTGCTAAAAAGAGACGCAACCACGTGGACGGAGCAATCAAGGAGTTTCTGATGTTGCAGAAGCGCAACATCAATAGTATTGTCTACCCGTACTGGCCCGGATGACCAGGTTCTCCGAAAGGAAGTGTCATGACGGACGAAACTGTCCCTGAAGTCGTAGCGGCAGAAGCCGCGCCGGAACCGGTGGTCACGGCTACCCCGGAACCTGAAGTCGTTGCGGAAACGCCACAGCCGGAGGAAAAGCCCGCCAAGACGTTCACTCAAGAGGAGTTGGACGCGATGGTCGGCAAGAGACTTGCCCGAGAGCGGCGCAAGTGGGAAAGAGAACAGGCGCTCAAGGCTCCGACGACCTCGGAACCGGCTGCGCTGCCCGACAAGGAAGCAGACCCGGAAGGCTATACAGAGGCCCT